CTCACACGCTTTTATTGCTGATATTGATGAAGCAATGAACCACTATGATGTGCGAGGGCCTTACTCTAAAGAGATGGGTAGAAAGCTAGCTGACGAAATGGACAGAAACATTGGAAACGAAATCATCCGTTCAGCACGCTCTAGTGCTACTTTAACAGACGGTTCTATGCCAGGTGGTAGTCAGATTTTTGATGCTGACTTGATGTCTGCTACTTTCGAAACAAAGATTCAAGCGTTAGCTAAAGCATTGTTCACAAGTGCTCAAACACTTGATGAAAAAGATGTTCCAGAAGACCGTTATGTGGCCTTTAAGCCTGCTGAGTACTATGCACTAGCTCAGAACCTTGACCTTATCAATAAGGACTATGGTGGGCAGGGAGCTATTGCAGAAGGTAACTTACTCAAGGTTGCTGGAATCAAAGTTCTAAAGCACAACAAAGTTCCTCAAAGCGATGACACTGCTACTAACACCTTCCATGGTATCAACGCTGAAAACACTGTTGGTATGGTATGGACACCTGAAGCTGTTGGTACAGTTAAGCTGAGAGATTTAGCTATGAGAGCTGACTATGACCCAAGAAGATTAGGTACCTTGATGGTAGCTAAATATCTGGTTGGTCACGGAGTAATCAGACCTGAGTGTGCTATCGAGCTTGCTACAGCATAATAACAACTAACATATAAGCCTACTAGGTTTTAACTCCCCTTTTACCCTAGTGGGCTTATTTTTGTACCTATGGAGGTGAAATAGATATTGGTAAATTTAACAACAGAACTAGAAGCAGTTAATTACTTCTTAGTGTCTATAGGTGAACAACCTATTAACTCACTTATTGAAACACGCTCAACTAACGCTCAGTTAGCTCTTACTTTGCTTCAGCAGGTTTCAAGGCAAGTCCAATCAGAAGGCTTAAATTGTAACTCAGAGAACAACTATATGTTTGCTAAGAACCTTGAAGATAAAGTTATAATACCTAAGAATGTATTGAGCCTCAGTCCTTCGGAATCATATAGAGAAATCATTACACGAGGCCGAAAGCTTTACGATAAAGACAACCATACATATGATTTTGAAGAAGGTGTTGAATGTGATGTAGTTTGGCTTTTAGAGTTCGAAGAATTGCCACAGGTAGTTCGAGAGTATATCACAATCAAAGGAGCAAGGGTGTTCCAGACAAAGGTTTTAGGTTCAGTAGACTTACACAGGCTTTCAGTACAAGATGAGCGTGAAGCTTACTACAGACTTGTAGCTGAAGAAATTGATACAACCAACAACAATATATTAATGAATCCAGAGATAATGGGTTCCGTAAGGAGGTAGAGATAGTGGCTTTAATCAGTCAGACAGCCCAAGGAATGTTTAATGGAGTAAGTCAACAACCAGCTCCTTTAAGACTAGACAACCAGTTTAACAAGCAGATTAACTTCAACAGTGATATGGTTAAAGGTGTATCTAAAAGACCAGCTACAGAGTTTATAACTAAGTTAACAGGTAACATAACAGCTGATGCTTCTATACATACTATCAATACCTCAATTACTGACAAGCATAAAGTTGTGTTTACTGGAGATGTTGTAGAGCCTATAGAAATCTTCAAGTTTGATGGAACAAAATTAAGTGTTAACTATGAGTCTTCTGAATGTAAAACTTATGTCAGCTCTAGCACACCTAAGCAGGACATAAGATGTGTAACAATACCAGAAAAAACATATATATTAAATAGAACTGTTAAGGTTGCTGAAGACTCAAACCCTTTAGATACACCTGCAGGACACACTTACTTTCCTAAACACAGTTTCATATGGGCAAAGCAAGGTGTTTCTGAGCATGAATACACAGTAAGACTCTATGATAAGGATGAAGTACTTCTAGCTGAGCATACAGTTACAGCTCCAGCACCTTCAGCAGACTCCATCAATCCAGCTAAAACTAACGAGATAGCTCAACAACTTGTAGAGGGGTTAACACCTAGCTTAACTGCAGGGTATCATCTTGAGCGTACAGGCTCCTTTATCGACTACTGGTTTGATGGAGCAGACCTTGACTGGCAGACTAATAAGTTAAAAGTTGAAGTTGAAGATAGTTTTGGAGATACAGCTTTAGTTGGTATTAACCAAACAGTTGTAGATTTTGGTGACCTTCCTAACCAAGGAATAGAGTACTATCCTATAGCTATCATTGGAGATAATGGTAAACAACAAGGAGCTTTCTATGTCGAATGGGATGCTAAAGAAGGAGCTTGGAGAGAAACCAGAGCCTTCTATAACCCAGACACTGGAGAAAGACTTCCAGAACTATTAGTAGCTTCTACAATGCCACATATACTTGAAAAACAAGAAGATGATAGTTTCTTGGTTCGGGTTGAAGAATGGTCTGAGAACACGGTAGGTGACAATGAGTCATCTCCAAGACCTTCATTTGTAGACAGTGAGATAAACAACCTCATCTTTTACAGAAACAGATTAGGTTTTCTACTTGAGAATGGTCTTGTATTTACTAATAGTGGTGAGTTTGAAACCTTGTTTCCTAAGTCAGCTACTTCACTACTTCCTACAGACCCGATAGATGTAGACCTTACATCTGAGTATAAGGCAGACCTTCAGTACGCTTTACCTCTACAACAGATGCTTATATTATTTGCTGATGAAGTACAGGCAACTCTAACTACAGGCGGAGGCCCTTTAACAGTACAGACTCTGAAGTTTGATATAAACACCTATTATGAAGCAGATGCTGGATGTAAACCTGTAGGTTCGGGTGGACAAATATTCTTTGCTTCACCTAACGGTAACTATAGTTCAGTAAGAGATTACTATGTAGATAGAAGTTCAATGACATTTGAATCAAGTAACACTACAAGTCACATACCTAGATACTTACCTAAGAACATCATTAAGTTTGCTAAAAGACCTAATGAAGACACCTTGTTTGCTATAAGTAAAGAAGAAGCGAATGCTTTGTTTGTACATAACTACGCTTGGGGAGCTCAAGGTAAGACTCAGAATGCTTGGTCAAAATGGCTTATGGATGAACAAATAGAAATACTTGATATAGACATAACAAATAGTATTCTTTATCTTGTTGTAAGAAGAAATGAAGAAGCTATGTTGCTTAAACTTGACCTTACAGAAAAGAACACAGGCAGTTTACCTATGTCTTTACACCTTGACCAAATGACACAGCTAACAGGAACCTATAATGCAGATGAACAGCAGACTTACTTCACACTTCCTTACAGCACTGTTTTAGATAACTTAGTGCTTGTAGACTCTGAAACAGGTTTATCTCTTGAGGAGCCTGAGGTAGTTGATAGTTCAACAATAAGAGTTATTGGAGAGTATGATGTTATTTCTTACTACATAGGCCAACAATTTAAGGCTGTTTTAGAGTACAACAAGTTTTATCCAAGGGTTCAACAGGGGATTCCAAGTATAACTTCTAAGGCTCAGCTAAAGACTCTTTATGTAACCTTTACAGACACTGGGGAGTTTAAAGTTAGAATAACTCCATACAATAGAGATTACTTAAGAGATAAGATAAATGTTTCTGAAGCAGGGCTAGAGAGTTACCTTACAGAAGGCATAAAGGAGGAAGAGTTCACAGGTGTTACGGTTGGTGAATCAATCACAGACTCCCCTCCTATCTTAAGTAGCCAGACTAAGTTTCCAATTAATGCGAGTCATTCAACAACAAAGATTGAACTAATATCTGAAAGTTATCTTCCAGCTTCCTTCCAGCTTACAGCATTTGAGGCAGAGGTAAATACAAGAGCACGGGAGATATAGAAAGGAGGTAGATTTATATGGCGTGGTGGAATGCTGTTTTAGCTATTGGAGGAGCTCTTATAGGTTCGCACAATAAAAAGAAACAAGCCGATAAACAAAACCACTATTCAAATGAAATGTATGAGTTGAGTAAACAATATAGAGATTTAGAAAGAAGTGGTATTGGTTACCAAGAAACTCAACTTGGTTTAGATAATGAACTTTTGTACTACCAAAGTGACTACATAAATGACACTAGAGACCAAGTACGAATACAGTTAGATTTAGAACGGGCTCAGCTAGGTTTACAAGGCCAAGGGATTGACCTTCAGCAACAAGGGTTAGACATACAGGAAACCAATTTGAAAGCTCGTATGGGGCTTTATGACAACATAATGACTCAACAGCAGTCAATGACTGAGGCTGTTAAAGATGAAACAATGAGGATGCTTAACACTGAGTTTGAAGGTATGAGTATTCAGAAACAACAGATAGAAGAACAGCATCAACAACAGTCAGCTGTGAGAAGTATACAAGCTTTAAGAGAACGAGCAAGTATGATGGTAACTACAGGTGAAGCTAGTGTTGGAGGAAGCTCCGTTCAGAGAGCTGTCTTTCAGCTTGCTAATGATGAAGCAATGCAACAAGCTCAGATGTCTAGCGAGGCTCAGAACCTTATCTCAACGCTTTCTGTAGAGGCTAGAAGCAAACAGATGCAGGCAGGTAACACTATTTCTAATGCTTTAAGACAAGGCTTAATGAGTAAAATGAATATGTTAAACAGTAAGAATGGTGTTATTTCTCAACTTATAAATAACAGACAGGCTAAACTAGGAACCTATCTTGAAGAAGCAGGTCTGGCTATAACTAAAAATGAAACAGAATTAAACTTTGAAAGACGATTTAATGACCTAGACCTTGAGCAATACAAGTTAGGCTATCAACAAGACCTAAACAAAATCACAGGTGAAAAGATAGATGACATGTACGATAAACTTGAACTTGATGCTGAAGGAGCAAAGATAAAAAATAAGTACGGACAAACCGATTATAATTTTGCAAACATGTTTGCTGAAGTAGCTCCTACAGCCTACTATGTAGGATTGAATGAAGACTGGTGGTAAAAGTTAAAAACTGAAAGGAAGGTGTTAAATAGTGCCTAGTATATGGGAATCACTACAACAAGGTATGCAGAATGCACAACCTTACAAAGAGAAGTATGTACAAAATCAATATGAACATGGAGCTCTGCAAGCAATGACTGGTGGAGAAGCTCCAAATAGTTACTATGCTATAGAAGCTTATGAAAGAACCAAAGGTGAAGTAGTAGCTACTAGAGATTATCAACAAGCTTTAGATAAGTATTACACTAAGAATAGAGCTTTAGCAGACCCTGAGGAGTTTCAGATAGGTCTTGAAGAACTAACCAAACAATATATGGAGGGTCAGACAGAACATTTTCTACATGGTTTTGCTCCTACTGCTTCAAGTTTAGAGTCCCAATATCTAAATAGATTTAATAACGATAAAATGAAGGAACAAATAGAAAAGAACTATAATGTCATAGGTGATATGATGGTTGGAGAAGCAGACACAATGATGAACAGTATCATTAGTGATGCTTTTGAAGACAGTTATGGTTTTAAAACTATTGGTGAACTAAAAGAAAATCAACCTAAGATGTACAGACAGTTCTTTAGTATGCCTAAGGTTCAAGCCCGTCTTGATGGTATGATGAGAGATTTACTTAGTCATGCTCAAGAAAATGGAGAAGGTATGGGAATCGCTAAGTCTGAAGTAACTGAAAAATTTACTGAGTTTATAACAGCTAAAGCAGTTGAAGAAGGACTTCCAGAACTCCTAGAGATTATGTATATTCCAGATAAAGACGGAGTAACCATAGCAGGCTCAATGCTTTCTAAACAGGTGCGTAATGCAGAGCAACAGGCTGAGGCTGTCTACAACAATAGAATGGCTGAGATAGCTAAGATGGAGGATGCAAAGGCTAAAAGACTTGCTGAAGAAAAGGCAAAGGCTGATAAACTTGCTAGTGAAGAAAGAGTGCAGAAGTATAATGAAGCACATCACGAATACATTAATGAGTTAACTGATTTAGCTCTACACACTAATGACTTTAGTGCATTGGTTAAAAGAACAGCTGAGATAGAAGCTGAGATAAGAGATGAAGGCCTGCTTACAGGTATCTTAAGTGACTCTAAAACTAATAACTTAAGAAGCTCTCTTACAGAAGTCTGGGAGCTTGCTTATGAAAAAAGAGCTAAACAGGAAGAAGTAAACAACAAAGCTAAAGCCGATGCTATGCTGGAAGCTAAGAATAGAGTTACAGTTCAGATGTGGAATGGTGTTTTTAATGTTCCTCTTGCTGGAACCACTAAGCAACAATTAGAAGCTCTTGATGAAATTGAAAAAGGTATTGATGGTTATGTTAAACAAGCAGTAAATAATGATACTGTAAGGAACCTTGACTGGCAAGAAGAAAAAGAATTAAGAAGGCATATTGCTGAGCAAAAGAAAGCTATAGACAAACGAATGAAAACTAAAGCAGATGTAGTGGATAATGTAGGTCTTGTAGGTAACTATGACCTTTCAATAATTGCTATGGGGGAACCTATAGAACCTGAGGAGCTTTATCAAGACTATCTTGATGGAGAATTAACTCAGAGTACTTATATAAGACTTAACAAAGACAACTCCAATCTGATAGCTGAAAGAAAGGCTCAAGAACAAGCTCTGGCTGAAGCTCAGACACAGGCTGAAAGAGATAAGATATTAGCTGAACAGAAGTTTATGGATGCAACAGCGAAGAACTACTTAACTAAAGTTGAGCGTAATGTATCAATAGCTGTCGCTGAAGCAGAACCTAGATTCACACTTACTGAGGATGAAACAGTTCATGAAGTTAGTTCACATTTTACCCGTGAAGTAGCATCCTTCAGAGAACGCGAAATGAGAGCTCCTAATGTTGAAGAAATAAAAACAATAGCTAATAGCTTGTTGAACACATATGGCATGTCTTTAGATACTCTTGCTGACCAAGCTTTTGGAGAGGAAGAAATTTATAAAGTGAGTCAAGACATCTTAAATAAAACTGAAGATGTAATGAAAGTTACACATTTAGATAAAGATGAAAGTAAAGCCTTAGTAGATGCTATTGAAGATATGAAAGGTGAAAGCAGTTTTATGGGGTTTGGGGATACAACAAACACACAAATTGTTGCTGAAGCTATGGTTGGTTTAGGTATGGATGTGGAAACTTTTAAAAACTATAAGCAACATTATGTCCGAAGGCCTGAGAATGTAGCTACTATGATAGCTGACCGTAACAATTTTAACACTATCGGCGAGGGGCTTAAGGGCTTAAAAGAGGTAGAAACTACACTAACTGAAGAGTCTTATGCCTTCTATGAGCATTATGTACTTAGTAGTTATGCACAAGCTTTAGCTGGAACTTTAGATAAAGACCCAGACTTAGATAACTTAGGAAGAGTTATAAGGCGAATGAATAAATACCTTGAACAAGAAGATTTAGATGAAAGACAGATGGGAATAATTAACAACCATGTTATTAAACTATATAGAGAATAAAACAACAACAAGAAGGAGGTGTGTTTTAATAAGTGAGTAATCCATTTGAAGATAGATTTTTAGATAATGACAATGAGGAAGAACAACAGCAGGAAGAAAAGGTAAATCCTTTTTCAAAACCTCCTGTAGTGGAGGAAGAACCTACACCTAAGAACACTGATAATGTAGAACTTAGTGTTAAAAGTCAAATGACAACACATAAAGT